CTCGGGCAGCCGGGCGGGTTGCAGGAATCCGGCGTCGGCTCCGGCTTCGGCGGCTTGCGCAGGTCGGGGTCTTTGCTGGGGTCGTAGTTCGGGTCGGCGCGCTCAATTGCCTTGGCCAAGCTCTGCTGGCCGTCCCAGCCTTCCTGGCGATGGAGGACCGTGCCGTCTGGGGATTCCAGATAGATCGTGGCGCCGGCTGCGACCTTGAAGCCGCGCTGGGTTACGATCCAGTGATCCGGCGGGTAAGCTTGGATGGAGAGCTTGTCCTTGAGGTCGGACGTGAGCTTGCTCAAGACGGCGGCGCGCTCGGTCTCGGAACCGAAGACGGTGAGGCGCAGCTTTTGGGAATCGTCGGCCAGCGTTCCGTCCTTGCTCTCGATCAGGTGCTTGGCGCGCTCCTTCGTACATTTCTTGCCGTTGATGCTGCACTCTTCGGTGCGCGGGATTTGCGAGTAGTCGACGCCGAAATCCTCGACTTGTTTCGCGTTCGCTTCGTTGCGGTCGGCGGGGATGGGAGGTCTGTGTTTGTTGGGCGGAAGGATCGGCGGCTCCGTCTTCTCTCCCCATTGATCTTTCACACGATCATAGGGGCGGTAGTAATCGAAGAGGATGTCGTAGCCGCCGATCTGGTGGCCGTCTTGGTAAAGATAGTAGCGGTGAGGATCGCTTTTGCGCCAGACCCACTGGTAGTCGGGGGCGCGTTCTCCTGCGGGCGCGCTGACCAGCGCGCAGGATGCGGTTCCCCAGTCGTGTGGCAGAAACAGGAGCGAGCAAAGCAATGCGGCGTTCATGGCTTGGTCCTTGCGGTTGTGGGGGTACGGGGGCGGCGGCGGATTGAGGAGGATGACGCACCAACCGGATCGGTCCGGTGAGCCGGCAACCCAGCGCTTGTAAAACTCATCCGGCGCCATCCACTCATAGGCGGTTTCGCCGGGGAAGTTGTTGTCGAGGACCGCGGCCCATTTCTCGGAGAGATGGACGAGGTTGACCATGTGGGCGATCGGTCCGCCGTAGCGAGGCGAATAGCCGTAGGTGACGCAGATCATGCGACCGGTCTTCAGGGCGAGCCTGAGCAAAGTCAAATCCTTGCCGGTGTACTGCACGTAGATCAGGTTCGGGGCGTACTTCGCCAGCATTTGATCGACTTTGTCCGGATAACCGCCGCCGGCTTCGTGGGTCATTTTCTTTTGGAAGCCGACCAGACTCACTTCGTTCTGGTAGCGGCCGGCGTGCTCGATGGAAGTGAAGACGCACAAGCCGGCGCCGCTGCCCGGACCGCGCGGGCCGACGCCGCCGGTGTTCTTGAGGTGCTCGCTGCCGGGCAAGTCACAGATGATCTCCTCCTTGCCGTCGGGCGACGTTTTGCCGCCGATTTGGGAAGAGCCGGCATGTAATGCAAAAGGAACCAGGAAAAAGGCAAAAGGAAAAAGGAACACACGCAGAGCGCGGATGGTGTTTTGGTTGAACGGGATCATGGCTGGTTCCTCGTCTTTGCTTTGGCCTTTTTCCTTTTGTCTTTGTTGTTCGTTTAGAGTTCGTTCGTGGGCCAGGTGGGGACTTTGCGGTCGAGGTAGACTCTGCGCATCTCCGACGCCGTTCCGATGCCGGCGCGCTCGATGAAGCGGACGGTGAAGCCGGTGCCGTTCTTGTCGGGGACGTAGATGGTGTCGGGGTTGGTCGGGCCGCCGACGTCCCACATGTCGCGCACGTCGGTGCCCTTGGGTATGAGGGCGATGTGCGTGAACTTGAAGCCGACGCCGTCGCCTTCCCCGGTCTCCTCGCGGCGGCGGAAGTCGCCACTGAGCTGAATCGAGACGCCGGCGACATCGGGTGCGCTGGGCGGCGAGCGGCCCTGGCGGTAGATGTCACAGGTAGTGTTGGCGGACAGGGGCAGACCGGGCATCAGAGGTTCTCCGTGGGCCAGGACGGCGGGTTATAGCGGGCGGCGTAGACTTTCAGGTGGCTCCAGGCGGTCTTGCGCCCCTTGCGCTCCACGAACTTCACGATGAACTTGGTGCCATTCTTGTCGGGCACGTAAAGGAAGTCGGCCGTGCCCGCGACGAGCGTGGCCGAGCCGGCGCTGTAGCCGTCGCGCACGTCCACGTTCAGGTCCATCAAGAATGTGTGCGTGAAGCGGAAGCCTTGCGCGGTGACATCCTCGCTTTCGCCGGTTTCGAGCCGGTCGAAGTAACTCGCCTTGAGGTAACAGAGCACGCCGGCGACATCTGGCGCCGACGGCGGCGCGTGAGCGTTGCGATAGATGTCGCAGGTCGTATTGGTGGCGACGGGAATCGGCATGGGTCATCCCTGGTTGGTGGCAACGGTACGGCGGATGTAGGGCGCTAAGAGCAGCGCCACGTTTTGCGGCGGCTGCCCTATGTGGACTTGCTCCTGGTTGAAGGTTTGGGTGAGCGCGCCGGGGACGGCCTGACGTTTAACCAGCGGGTCGCGCAGGGTCTGGAAGTACGCCGTCGAAACCCACTCGGCACATGCTTCCTGAACGCCTTCGGGAACCGTCGCGTAGCCGGCCGAGTACTGAATGCGGAAGTTGTTGATGCCGACCGGCCAGATGAGGTCTTCGGGATGGAGCAGCTCCGGATCGGTGTAAGGAATGGCCCGGAGCAGCCAGCCGCGGTTCTCGTCGATCTGGTAGCCGGCCAGTTCGTAGGTGTGCAGCTTCAACTCCGCGAATTGGCCGGCGGCGGTGAGCGCGCCCTGGGGCGAACGGAGATCGGCGGACGGCCAGGAGTCGTAGCCGGTGCTTTGCGCCGACCAGCCGTTGCCCAGGGCATTGACCGCGGTGGCCAAGGCGGACAGCGTAACGTTCCCTGCAAATGTCACGGTCTGCGCGTTCGTAACGCCGTTGGTGACGGTAACAAGCGTCAAGCCGGTGCTGGTTACGCTAACGCGCGCCTGCGGTGTGTTGGCCAGATTGTTGGTGATCTTGAGCGCCGTTACGGGTCGATAGCGGACACTCTGGACCGCGATAAGGGGATATTGGCGCAAGAGCAAGCGGCGGTCGCCGTTGCCGTTGTAGAGTTCATCGTAATTCGTCTGCACGAAATCGCGCCGGCAATACTTCTCGATGGCGCGAGAGATCGCCGTGATGAGCGTGCTCAGCAGCGAATCCTGGCTCGTGTCGGTAATTGACTGGATGTTCTGCTTGGCACGAGACAGGGTAATGAGGTCGATGGCGGCCATAGTCGAGTTATGAGTTATGGGTTATGAGTGATGAGTTTTAGGCGCGGGTGGCCCAGAGGAACTTCGAGAGTTTGATTGGGCGTAGGCCGAGGGCGGGGAAGGCGGCAATTGGCGCAGCGCTGGCGTCGGTTGCCTTGTGTTCCAGCACCGCCGGGGGGAAGGTCTTGCCGGTGTCGGTGTGCACGTTCAGGTCGAACGTAAGCCGATTGGCGTCGTCTTCCACGGCAAAACGACGGAAGCAGACGGTGACAACCGGGTGAAGCGGTTGATCCGTTACCAAGTCGAGCAAGCGGGCCAGGAGATCGGGCGGAAGAAAATCCAGATCGACCACCGTGAACCCGTTGCCGAGAAGCTGTTCGGCTCGTTCGCGATCGAGCGCCACGCGAAACTTGCTTTGCTCGGTCTTCGCGGAGAAAGCCCAACTGCCGCTCGGCCGATAACTGCGAATCCGCAGCGTCAGGTATCGGCCGCCTTTATTGCGCGCCTTGCGCAGGGCGAATCCCGCCGTGTCGAAGTAGGTCGTCTCCAACTCCTGGCCGGCGAATGCGGGGTCGTAAGCCTCGCACGGCAACAGATCGAGCATCCGGCGCGTGACCGCCGGAACAAAAGCGGTCGGCACGGCCCACGTGGCCAGGTTGCTGCGCAGGTCTTGAGCGGGTAGCGGCGGCATGGCAACTCCTTGGAAAATCCCTGGCGAGCGTCGAGGCGTAAGCCCGACGTGTTCACGGTGCGGTCCACGTCGGGCTCACGCCTCGACGCTCGCCTTGGGATCGCTTAGAACAGCGCTGAATCTAGCTGACGACGTTTCGCTGCGCGACGGCGCCGACATCATTCGCGCTGCCCGGTTTGCTGACCGCTTCGCCGCCGAGGGCGATGCAGCAGACCTGCGTGGCGGCCGTGCCGACCGTGACAAGAGCGCGCAGGTAGCGTTTGCCGGCCGAGAGTTGGCCGGCTCGCGCTTCGAGCGTGGCCAGGCGGTTGTTGCCGCCGGCGGCGAGAAGTTGCGTGATGCTGGTGTTGGTGCCCGCCAGGTCAGTGAAGGTGGAATTGTCCGGTGACTCTTGCAGCTTCATGTCGACGGTAGCTGACGCGCCAAACGTGCCCACGTCAAGAATGAAGAGAGCGCGGCGGAACTTCTGCAAATCGACGCCGCCGGTGCCGGTCGGCGTGGCGGCGGCAAGGCTTTGCGAGTGAACCGGCGCCCCGGCGATCGAGAGGCCCTGGGACATTTGTTCGGTGTACATGGGAGATCCTTGTAAGGGTTGGGAGTGAGTGGTCAGTGGTCGGTGATCAGTGGTCAGTGATCAGTAATCAGTCGTCGAAGTCGTCATCCGGTCCGTTTGAACTCTGATCACTGATTACTGATCACTGATTACTAATCACCGATTACTGATCACTGATCACTGGTTAGTTAAGCACCACGAACGGCGAGACGGTTGAGGCCGCGTCTTGCAGCGTGATCGGTTTGTCGAGCCAGGGTTGGCCGTCGACGCGCTCGACGATGCGCCAGGTCATCTGGTTCTTGAGGAAGTTGACGTGCTCGCTGGCGGCGACTTCGATCTGCATGCGATCGCCGATGACGTAGAGGCTGGGGTCGAGCAGCATCACGTCGCCCTTGGTGCCGAGCGCCGGGACTTTTTCCGAGACGAAGATCGGCAAGTTGAACAAGTAGCCGGGGACTTTCTCCTGCGCCCCGCCGATGTTCGGCACCCAGACTAGGCGGCCCGAGGAGTCGGCCAACTGAACCGCTTTTTCGATGACGTAGGGGTGCATAACCCAGATGGCGCGTTTCTGGCTGCTGGGCAACAAACGCGAGATCATCTTGGCGGCATCAGCATAGAGGAAGGTGCCGCCGGTATTGCGGTTGATGGCGAGCGCGGCCGGGGCGTTGAGCATGCCGAGCGGTTTGCCGACGCCGTTGCCCTGGAGGAAGGCGAACTCCTCGTACCAGCCGATGGCCTTGCCGAAAATCGTGTAGAGGAACCTCTCCAGACCAAAGCTCGCGTCCTGGAGGAGGATGTTCGACGACACGGCGTAGCCGCTGAGTTCGTGGGCCTTCAATTCGAGCATCTTGAACTGCGGCTCGGTCTCGGTGCGCGTTTGGGCTTCCTCCGTCCAGTTGAGGATGACGCCGCCGAAGAACGGCGAGGTGCCCGACGCCTGCACGGTGGTCACGTCGAGGTAGGGGAATTGCAAGGTCGCACTCGCCATCGGTTGGACGAAAGCGCGCGAGCGGATGAACGTGTCTTCGGCGGCGGTGCTGAGGAGCTGCTGTGCGAATTCCGGCGGAACGATATAGCCGCCGGTGATGCCGCTGTTCTCCGCGAGCGCGGCCTTGGTGGTGTAATACTCCTTCTCCAGATAGGTATCGTCGTGGCGCAGGACGTGGACGAGCCAGTCGCCAAAGCAGTGCTTGGGGTTGTAGCCTTGGCCGGCGGCGCTGTCGGCATTCGCTCCGAAAATGGCCGGGATGGCCGTGCGGCGAGCTTGGGCTTGGGCGTCTTGGAACTTCGTGAGCGCCTGGTTGAGAACGCCGTCGAGACTTTGCGTGAGCCGTTGCGTCATCTGCTCGACGGAGCGGTTGACGAACGGCGCCAGCGGGTCGCCGTCCACGAACTGGGCGACGCCTTGCTGGACGAGCAGGCGGCCGTGGTCGTCGGCGACATGGATCTGTTTGCCGGGCGGGTTGCCGAGGAAGTCCTTGGTGAGTTGTACAAACACGGTAGGCGGGCCTCGTAGGGTGATGGAAATGGGAAAGCACACGGCGGCGCGGCGTCAGACACGGCCGCGCCATAGGTCGAGCTTGGCTTGGAGCATCTTTTCGGCGCGGTCGGGAAAGCCGAGCGCGTCGAGATGGCGCTGGAGCAGGGCTTCGAGGGTGTCGAGGGTGGTGAACGGGATGTCGGGCGCTTGACGAGCGGTCGTGGTCAACCCACGGGTTGCAACCCGTGGGCTTTCCGGGCAGATTCCTAATGCGCTGAGCAGGCCGGCGGGCGCGTCCGGCAGCGCTTTGCCGACGGCTTCAACGACAGCGTTCTGCTGGGCTGGCAAGTAGACGCACGCGTACTCGAGCAGAATCCACTCGTCGATGACCAGCGACACTTTGTTCCAGCCGTTCTGGTCGATCTCCTTGTGCTCCGGGACGTGGACCTTGGTGGGAAGGAAGCCGATCGACTTGCCGCGGAGCAAATCGGCCTGGACGAGCCCGAACGCCAGGTCCGGCACCCACTCCTTGTCGGGCCATTGATTCGGCCGGGGCGGGTAGAACGTCTTGGCCTTGACGCCCTTGAGGTCACTTTCCTTGACGACACGTCGCCACAGGGACTTGCCGGCGGGCGGCGCCCAGTAGGCGTGGTTCAAGGTGACAAGCGGGTTGAGACGGAATTGGCCGTCGTTCATACCCCGCGCCCGGACGACTTCATTCATGCGGTCGGGATTCTCGGTGCTGATCCAACTCACGTCGCTGCGGTCGCCGGGGAGCAGATCGATCGCGGCGGGTTCGACGAGCGTTTTGCGATAGGCGTAAGTTTCGTCTTTCGGCAACGACTTCAGGATCGCCTCGAGGGCGAAGGCCTGTTTGTCGAGGAGCGGGAAGCCGAGAGGTCCTTGCGCGGCGCCATAGTGTTGTTTGAGCGTAGGCAACATGAGAACTCCTTCCTCTGTGCATTTCTCTGTGCCTCTGTGTCTCTGTGGTTTTCCAAGCAAACTACAGAGACACAGAGGCACAGAGGAAGCACCGAGAGACTAATTGCGGTTTCGGCCCGTATCCGGCGCGTCGTCCGCTCGTCGTGCGAAATTGAATGGCGCCCAGTTCAGCGGCAACCACGGCGTCTCGCCCCATGGAACCGGCGGGAGGCCGCGCTCGCCGCGCAACTCGTTGATCGTCACGACACCGAACTTCAAATCGAGCTGCTGCTGGGCGATGCCGGCGCCTTGATCGACCGGCACCGGATCTTCACTGGCAAGGAAGAGCCGGCCGGTCGGGTCGTAAAGCGGGACCAGTTGCTCGTTGAGTTTCTCGTCGCGCCGGCGCAGGCGCGGGTCGATGGCCTTGTCCATGTGCAGGCGCTCGCTGGCCTGGAGGTTGGCCAGGTTCGTTTGCGAGGTGAGGAAAGCGATGGGGACATGGAAGGCGTTGCAAATGTCTTCCTTCGTGGCCTTCAGGTCGGCGAGCGCGGCCAGGTCGCCCATGGAGTGGTTGAGCAATTGCACTTTCATGTCGTTTTGGGCGACGACGACCTTGCCCGCGCCGCCGCGACGGAACGTCGCGTTCCATTGCGTTTCGAGGCGGTCGCGCTCCTCCTCGCCGATGGCGTCCTCGGGCGCGATCAAGGCGTCGGGGATGGCGTGATTCTGAAACTTGGCCTGGCGAAACGCGGCGTAATCACTGGCCATGCTGATCGATTCAAAGCAGGCGCGAAGCGGCGACAGGCCGCCGGTGTACGGATTGAGCGGATCGGGATAGCGGAAATGAATGATCTCCTCGGGCCGGAAGCGCTGGGCGTTAGCGCCGGTGCGGTACTCGTAGTAGTCGATCAGATTGCGGCTGTCCGGCCCGCGGCGCGGCGTGACGTTCTGCGCGGGCAGCGGCCAGATCTCGATCGGAACCCCGAGCAGCGGGTCGAGATTCAAGTACCAATACGCGCTGCCGTGAACTTCGAGATAGAGTGTCGTCAATTCCCAGAGATCGAAGGCATTGTGAACGGGGTTTACCTTCTGTAAGAGCGTGAGCAGCGGGTGATCGAGCACTTCTTCCAGTTGTGCGGCCTTGGTGATGCGCGGCGGGAGCGACGGGGAGGTGCGCAGGCGATTCTCGATGGCTACGGGAAGCGCCCGCCTCAAACAGCGCGGCTGCGGTTGGCCGGGATGCGTCGCGACATACAGCCGGGGCGGATACGTGGCGCAGACGCTGGCGTTGAGCGTGGCGCAGGTCCACGCGGTGCCCTTCAGTTCCGCGAGCAGGTCGTTGGCATTCGGCTGGCGGTTGCGCTGGAACGAATCGAGGAAGGAAGTCCCCGTCCACTGGTTGCCGGTGAGCGACGCGGGCGCGTTTTTCGACCGGAGCCAGTGAACGAGGCGCGACAGGGCATTGGCGAGGGCGGCACGCATGGCGGATCAACTCCATAGGTGTTCGTTTTCGACGCGGAGCCAGGGTGTGGACGGGACGGGGTGACGGGATGAGGGGGTGACGGGCTCAGAAGAACCGGTTGTCTCTTCCGTAACGTCGTCACTCCGCGGACCCGTCGCCCCGTCGGCGGCACGGCGAAAGCGTGCCAGAAAAGCCGCATCGAGGGTGGCGACCAAATAACGCAACGCGGCCAG